TTTCTTTCTTTGTTTTCTCTTTCTCTTTTTTTGTTCTAAATCGCTATATTCAACTTTTACAGCACCACTTTCAATAAATCCTTTTAAACAGCCTGTTAATAACGATTTTTTTATATCTAGTGGATCAAAAATTTCAACAGGCACATATTCGTCTTTTTTTACTTTCAGCTCATAATATAACCCTGATGTATATTTAACTAACAAATCTGGAAAAGCTAATCCATCATGGGTTCCATATACGACAACTTTATATCGTGGCATACTAATCCCCTTATCTTGTCTTATCTCAAAAGAACTCAATTAAATTCACATTATAAATTTAACAAAACTCTCATGTTCCCAAGGGGTGGTGTAGAACCTTACAACTCTACACCACCCCATATTCCGAACAATATACTACAAAGAATTATGTGATGTTGATCTTCACAATTCCTTTCGCATAACGAATCAGGAATCCAATATCTTCCCAAATTGCGAAAATGTCTGCCATTTGGTTGGCATCCTTCATGGTTTCAACTGACACGTCTGTACGAACTGCGAGTACTCCGAGGTACTCTGCTGGAGCAAGCACGAATACTTTGTTAGCAGGGACAATTACGGACTCAAGAACTTCTGTTCCCCAAATGTTTCCTACTTTACCAGCTTTCAATGCTTGTTCTTGGAAATTCGGTGCAAAAATACCCGAACCTGTGGATGCAAATCCACCAACGTTGAACAACATCAAATCTTTTGTCCTAAAAGGATTCAAATAGATTTTCGATGCAGTCAGAAGTTTAGACCGAAGGGTAACAATAGCTTCAACCAACACTTCCTGGCTCAAACGAGTAGAACTCGAAAGAACTTCGGGGTTATTGACATCAGCAGTTGTTCCAGCAAGGGATCTTGCGGGAGTCTGATTGGTCAAGCCAGAGGCGAAATCAATCAGGTTATAACCTTTGGTGTCTTCTTGAAGCATGATGGAGGCTTTCGCCCTCTCCTGAGTGCGATTCAGGATATCATACTTTCTGAAGTTTGATTCATTCCAACGAATCATGGGACGTGTAGCAATCGGGGAAGTCTCTACACGAATACGGTCTGCAACAACCTGTTGCTCCTCTGGCAATCCATTGATTCCGATTGCAGCAGCAGGAACGTCCAAGTCTGCATCAAATACCGCTTCTTCACCCAATGCTAGTTTGTATGTCTGAAAGAGCTGACGGATTCTTCCCTCATACAACAGATCCCTTTTCAGGGGGGAGAGCATTTGCTGTGCAACTTTGCTCATTCCACCAGGAGACTGCATCAGCCTTGTGAGTTTCTGCTCGATCTCTGCAGCAGTCAATTTACGACCTGCTTCCACAGTCAAGCTTTCTTTTGCTTCGTTCATTTTGTGTTTCTCCTTAGTTTAAAATCTAGTTACAAAAAGCTGTAATCTAGTGTACGACTAATTTGTTTCGGGACTAAATTAAATGTCGAACTTAATCCGAAGACGAGTAACGGGGGAACCTTCGAAATCTTTTACAATTCCGATTTTCTGACGAGTCGATCCGATTACTGATGTAATGAGACCATTCTCTTTCGCATAAACTGGACGATTGAGAACATATGTGTCTGCTGGCTCATATGGAGCACCACGACCATCATCAAAAAGTTCCAACTCAGATCCGTTGCAGAACGCACTTACCAGACCACCACGAGCATAGTCTGTGTAGTTCAAGCCTTCACCAACTACATTTCCATCTGCGGGAGCAAAAGGAAGGAGTTCAGTTGATTGAGCTGCGATTCCAAACGGAATGTCATCGAAACGTGAATCGTCATAAGGTTTCACTTCGCTTGCAGAGGCCAGAACAAGGGGCATACCCGCAATAATGTGAGGAGCTGCGGATGCCTTTTTCAGACCGTCTGTACGGTTGTTTTCACGAATAACTCTTACTGCCATAATTATAATCTCCTTAGATATGTATTTACTTGTATCTAGTAGATTTTTACTCGTCTAATCTTAGTCTTACACTTATCTTAGAATGACACTTACTACTAAAAGTGGTTCTATAATTTATCTTATCGTTTTCTCTTTTTCGAAAATCAAATCTTTATATCACACTACGATAAATCTTACTTACCACCATTTCCCATCGAATCAAATATGATACCAATATCTGAATCCGTATCGGATGGCTTATATCCCAAATGAATTGGGGATGTCAATTTACTATTTGCTTCTTTTTTAATCGGTACGTTATCTACGCTGGCTTTAAAGTTTTTCAAGGCTTTTTCATCCATTGCGATCAATAACTTAACTTGATGATCAATAGCCTTCTTCATAGCTTTGTCTCTAGCATCAAGAAGAGCTGATCCTGTCTTTAATTCTGCTTCAACATCTTCTTCTTTAAATTTTATCATTTCCTTATCAACCATATTTTCGACAATCGTTTTTACTTGTTCCATACGATCATTTACTGCTTTTGCGAAAAGCTTTGATTGATCTTTGGTTGCTGTTTTTGTTACTTTTTCCTTTTTAGAAGCAGCCATAGGAACTTCTTTTACTTCCTCTTTGGGAGCTTCTTTTGGCTCTTCAACAGGGGCTTCCTCTGGTTTAGGAGCTTCCTCAACAGGACCACCCTCTTGTGGTTTACCTTCTTCTTGTTCAGGTGTAACTCCCATAATATCTTGTAAAAGTTTAAGAACAGAAGGAACATCATCACCAAAACCATCTTCTAGGCGTTTAATCTCTGTTCCAGCAGCATCTACAATTACAATTTCATTAGTTTCTTTATCTTTGTGAGCCTCTAAACTTTCTGAAATTATAAGTTTATCATCTAATTTATCAAATGCACTCTTTGGTTCCTCATCAATAGACTCTTCATTAACTGGAGCTTCCTCTTTTGGAGCTTCTTCTAATTTGGGTTCTTCTGGTTTTTCCTCAATAACTGGCTCCATTTCATCAATAGGTTCTACTTCATCTGCTTTTTTCTCTGGTTTGCATTTTGCTTCTTTTTTCTCTTTTTTGGCTCCTGTATCTTTCTTCTCTTCTTCCACTCTTTCCTCCGCAACGGGTTTAGCTTCATCCGCTTTTTCTACTGCTTCATCAGACTTCTTATGTTCTTTATCAGCCTTTGATGTCTCTCCAGGCTTTACGAAGTCTTTCTTGGCTGGCATTTCGACTTTGGAATCTTTCACATCCATAGTCTTGAAACCGAGGCCAAGAAGTTTGGCAGTTTTCAAGAAACCAAGTTTCTTGTATGTTGAAACCAACTTCTTGCCGTAATTCTCACTTTGCGTCCAGTCTTGGTATTTCTTTTGAGCAAGTTGATCCTTATCCCATAGGTTTTTTACTTGTGCACGAAGTACTTTCTTCTTTCCTTTATAGACTGTCCAGTAAGAATCTTCAAATTTATCTGCTTTTGTGAATTTTGCAGAAACTTCAATAGGAGCAATTTTAGCTTTTTTGGGTTCTTTCTTTTTGGCTTCACCCAATTCTTCTTTTACTGCTTTGCTAAAAAGTCTTCCAATAAAAGATTGTTTTACCTTTTCAATAGCAGATGAAACTTTATTGTCAGATTTCTTTGCAGACTTTTCAGTTTTTTCCGCTTTCTTAGTTTCCTTATACATCTTTGCCTCTGCATAATTCATAAATTCTAAGTATTCTAGACCATTAAGTTTTGCTAAGATTTTTTCTATCTCAGGATCTCTTTTCTGATCTTTTTCAGATTTCTTATCAGACATTGATTTGTCCTCCTTGGGAATCTCACATGCACAAAATTCTGCTTGAATTGCTTTTTTAGATGGCTCATCTAAAGCATTTAAAAGTACTTGTAGATGTTTGGTTTCTGTTTCATCTAATTTCGCTTTTTTACTAATTTTTGTTTTCAAATTTGAAGCGATAACAGTTTTAATGAAAGCGTCTTCATCTGCAGGAACATTTACAATAGACAATTCATTAAATACCAAGCCTGTATTAATAGAAAAGGCTATAGCTTCTTGTCCCTTACGAATTCCATATTCTGGAATATCTACTTCAGCCGTATATTTCTTTAAAATTCCCGATGGCTCAATATGAGCACATTTCATATCATCGTCAGTATATACCGTTTTACCGCAAATCGAGCACTTAGAGGCTTCACAAGAACAGCCCATAGAAACAGTATTTAATTCTCCTGTTTCAACTTTACGAGCCATTTCTGGATGAAGCTTTCTGTCGATTTTAGCTAAACATTCGATATAGTATTCGCCTGTTTCTGGATCTTCTACTTCATATGCATCTAAAATTTTTCCAATTGATTTAATGGGATGGTCTGAATCATGATTCAAAAATAAATTTCGTCCATTAAATGATTCATAAGATGATTCTAATTCTTTACGAGGGAAATAATCTCCATTTCCGTTAGGGTTTGGCTGACCCTTTTGTGGA